ATTCCCTCGTTAATATAAGAATCTATATCCTCAGGGCCGTATCGCTCGTCCTGAATTATACCCGTTATTCTATTTCGTATCTCAGACAAAGTCGGCATTGTTAACCTCTCATGAAGCTTTGAGGATAGGCGGAAAGTATAAACTTAGCGTAGAACTCAGGAACGTTTGCTCTTCCAGAAGAGAAATCAAATTCACCGAACTTATAGTTTTTCTTTTTACCCTTATAAATGACGGGAATCATATTGATTCCTTCATAAGTTGGCTCGATGACTTCAGTCGTATCTTCTTCTCCAGGAATCTCATATTTACTAAGTTTAGCATAACGTCTTTGCAAGTAATTCTTTAAATTATCTGTAAGTCCGTTATCATTGCAATTGATATACCGATGAGTACTTTTGACTTTATAAGTCTGAGTAGTTGTCATATAAAGCACTTCATCAGGATACTCAGGCTCACCATCAATAAATGAATTAAAGTACAATAGCTCAATTGAGGCAAAACCCGTAAAAATAGGAAACATCCTCGCGAGTTCTTTTAATTTTTTGGACTCGTAATAATAAGGCGCGTGCGTTCCATAATTGTAAAGTGTTCGCTGAGGAAAAGCTTTGCTAAGCTGAACAGTTGCCTCTTGAACACGTGATGACCACGGAGTCGGCATATTAAAACTCGGAAATGCAGATAAAGCTTTAGGAGTCCTAATATCTGCCAAAGTAGTTGGCTTTAAAAAGAATGTATCGTCATTCATCCAAATAAAGTCTTCAAGTTCATTCGCACAAAGTTCTAACTTGGCTGCTGTGTCCAAATAAGGATTCGCGTGACGTTCACTCTTTATGTGATTAATGTTGTGCGCCCATCCTGGTATATAGTCACTTATAAGGAATGGCTTGATCTCGCCTTCAAAGTGCTCTTCGAGCGAACGAAGGGAGTATCTTATCTCATCCCACTTTGATTTAATGAACGGGTACACAACATTAATCATATAAAGTCCTTTGTTAGGCGCGGGTGCCACGCCGCCACATGGCACCCGCTGGGAGCAACGCGCGGAGGTTTACGCGTTGGGGTCAAGTGCATAAGAGTCCAAGGCTACACAGCCAAAGGACTTGCTATTAAAAATAGTACGCTTGATGCCGAAGATCGTGCCAGCCGTAATAGCCAGAGCGTTGCCACGGTCGTCTTTCTCTTCATTCCAAGAATAACGCGTGGGACCGGAATCCTGACCATAAGCCATAAGACCAGCCTGAGCACCGAGGAACAGAGCGCGAGCCGCAGGAAGAGCACCAGGGCTAGAGCCATCAGGTGCGCCGTAATCGTTAAAGCGAATCACGTTACGGTGTTTGTGCAGGATAACATCTGCGTACTCACCAAGACTGTTTTTATACAGCCGCGATCCTTCACCCTGAGCACCGGTGGCTGCTTTAGTAATATCTAGCCAGTCATTGGTCGTAGTGGAGGTACGAAGCTGATACGCCTGGAAGGTATGCATCAGGCATACATATTTCTTGGTGCCATTAATATTAAAAGGCTGAATCATCGGGTCGACAGTCTCGGCGATCGCAATAAACTTCTCAATGTCGACCAGCGCAAGTTTATCACTCGCTTCAAGGTCAGCCTTGCTAGTGGCATCACCGGCATACATCTGATGGGTAGCGTCGGGGGCTACAAGAGCATTATTAGCGCGTCCTGTCCAAGTAGTAGCCGTATGGAAGGTCGTATCAACGCCGCGAGCACCAGCCAGATAGCACATAATCTCTTCGTCTATCTCTTCAGCCCACCAAACGGCGAGAGCGTCACGACCTTCTTTACGCAGATTATAAGGAACTCTCTGCTCGGTCATTTTGCCTTTGGACTTGGTTGACTTTCTAAGCTGGTCGATAAACAGGGCGTCGTTGTAGAAGGACAGAGCTTCTTCGCCAGTCGCATGGCCTTCAATAACCGCGTCACCTTCAATACCAGCGTTAGACAGTTTCATTCTGAGGCCGATGGTAATTTTCTCACCCGCAGCCTTATTGAGTTCAGTCTTCAGAGTAATAAGACTGTCTTTACTCTCGCCAATAAACTTCGAAAAATAGGAACGCTTTGCAGCTTCGACAGCCAAAGAAGTTGACCATCGTTGTACAGCAAGAGCATTTCCTAATGCAAATTCAGTCATAGCCATAAGTATTTCTCCTTAGTTATTCCTCGGAAAGATACGCTTGAAGTTCTTTGTCTGACAGCTTCATAAGTTCAGCTTCAGAAAGTACACGTTTAGCTTTAGGAACGTCAGACTCACTGGTTGTGATATCATTCAAAGACTTAAAGTTCTTTCCAGAAGATTTAACTTTTTTAAGTACTTCATTTTCAATTTCGCCACGGAGCTTTTTCACAATCGCTTCTGAGTCTACAGCAACCTTATCTTTAAGGCCTGCAATAAACTTTAAAACTCCGGCAGCTTGTTTTCCAAGGTACCGAGGAGTCGTCTCACCCGGCAGCACAATCATCGTCTCAGGGTTAGTCAGGAAGAACAAGTCTTCAGTAAACCCTAGGGACTCCGCAAACTCAACAAGCTTCGTCTGGGTATCTGACTTCTCGTCAAAGATCCCAGGAACTGCTTGCTCCATCAAATCAGCAGTTTCTTTAAACAGAACTTTAGCCTGCTCGTGAGCTTCGGCCTTCTGCTTTTCGCTCTGCTGTTTTTCGGCTTGCCGCTCCTTATAGTTCTGAAGCTCAAGCATGTATGCTATAGCTTCTTGCGGACTTTCCTCAGCAAGCTCAATCAACTCCAGCTTAGAAAGAACTTGAAACTTCTCTTCAGTTTCCTCATTCTCTACTTTTGTTTCTTTACTCTGGGCAAGCGCGTCAACCTTTTCTTGCAGAGATTTAATCTGCTCTTTTAGGTAACGATTTTCTTCGCGCGCCTCTTGGACAGCCTTTGTAGGAACAAACCCTTTAGGAGGAGCTTCAGCTTTCGGAGGAAGAGGCTCCGTCTTTTTCTCTTCTGCTGTTTCCTTCTCTTTAGGCTCAGGTTCCTCGTCAGCTTCTTCCTCTTCGATGCCCATAAGGTCATCTTCAGAGATATCCTCGAGGCCAAGCTCTTTAAGCCAATGATCTACAGACTCTTTGCCAGTTGGCTCAGTAGTGTCATTAGACTCAGAAGGCTTATCAGCCCCAGTAGGCTCAGTAACATCAGTAGTCGTAGAGGTCTCATCAGTAGTTGTTGTCTCAGTTGTTTCTGCCGTTTCTGTTGATTCTTCACTCATTTATCCTCCTTTAACGTCTCGATGGACGAAATTTTAACGTCTCGCAGGACGAAGTTTATATTCCCTTACCGGGAGCATTTGGAAAAATATTATCAAAATTCTCTCTATACTTTCTATCCGCGACTACGTCTTTGTCGCGATTCCAACACCGAAAGTTACGCCCGTTTGGTAGCTCTCGATGGGAACGGAATTGCTTTTCCGCCTGTGCTTCGAACCTTGCTTCCTCTTGCGGTGTCATCTTCTCCTCCACCTATAAGTTTCTCTGCTAACTCATGGCCTTTTGCAAAGCCATCCTGCTCGGCCATCTGCATCTGTGCATGAGCTGCAATAAGCTTCGCTTCACCATCTGCGCGCTTAGACAAAGTCTCAGCTGCAATCTTCTCATGCTCAAGCTCTTCGCGTTTCTGAGCATTGGCCTGTTGCTGAGCTGTAAGTGCGTCTTGCTGTTGTTTCGCTTCCAAAAGTTTTTGTCGTCGTTCTTCTGCCGTCATATCCTCAGTCTCGTCAACCTGGCCCGTAGCCAAACGAATCTTTCCAAGAATACGTTCTTTCTCCGGAATATCAGACAACTCAAAGGCCACATTAAGCAGCGGAGCAACTGCTTCCGGAGGTGCTTTGTTAATCGCAGAAAACAGCAGGTCAAGATTCTTCTCGCGCATAGTATCGGATATCTCTTTGGTCGTTATGACTAAGTCAAACCGTGCTTGCGTAATATCATTCTTAACCTCAATCTGTCCCATCTCGTTTTGTATCTGCTTATTAATCTCAACAAACTTTTCAACCCCAGACAGACGGTCAATAACTCTAAGAACTTTCTCCTCTGTCCAAGTATTCTGTATCAACGAAAGAATTTTCTCGCCCAGAATTTTTTGTGAGCGATACATGTTCTCCATCAATGACAAAGTAACTGTGTTGCTAAACTCGCGTTTCTTCTCTAACGAGACGCCAGACTGGGCGGGAGTGTTATAGCCGAGTGCCTCATCGTTAGCACCGACTATCTCCTTCATCTCCTGCTCAGACTGCTGCATCATCGCGATCTGAGGCGCAGCTAATTCAGCAAGTTCATCAACCTTAATCGCACCACTCTTACCACGCTTCATTACGACAAACCCGTCAAGCCGATTTACCTCGTCATGCGTAGCATTGAGATCTTCTGCTGCATCTTCTTCTATAATCGTGCGTCTACTATTAAGAAGCGCGAGAGCCATGGAGCGTCGTTTATTAACCTCCATGTTCTGTTCGCGGATTTGTCTCGGAATACCGAAAGGCTGATTAAATCGGTTTAAATATCCTATAAAAGGCGTGAACGGATACTCGGAGTGGGGAAAAGGTGACGGAATGTCTTGAAGGAGCAAATTTCCAATAAAGGTCGCAGTATACATTTGTTTGACGCTCGCCTGGACTAACTCCTTAGCCGCGAGAGTCATATTGTATTGTACGTTAAGAGGAAACTTGTCCATCTCATAGGCTCTGCCGTCTTGCATGACCGCGAACCAGGTGGGCTCGATCACGGTATACCACATCTCTACTGGACGGACGCGTTTTCGCTCCTTATTAACCCACGTCCCACAGGACAAATAATTTCTATAATTCTCAATCTCAGTCCCAATGTCTTCTTCATTGGCTGAGAAGAACGTCGCATGAGT